CATAAAATGAAAATTACAAATAACGTTACTGTGACAGGTAGCGTGTTTCGTATAAGATCTAAGATTTTATCCCTTCTGGTATGTTTTATTACTGAAGGAAGAGTGTCAGTTTTCGGGCATTCTTATCAGCGTGGTGTGCTTATCATCGCGTAGTCCACTGTCAGATTATGGCAGTGTTGCGTCGTCAGATTTCGGGCGACGTTGGGTCATTTGAGTGAGGTTTTGTTTCCTCGCTTGCGAGATTCGTTTGTCTCGTTTCCATCTTCATCGTTTCTTCGCGATGATACGTCTTTTGGCTGGTCTAGAAGGCGGGTTCGGTGTTCGGGAGTCCGGTGCACGTTCGCGGTTTTATACCCGCTTGTTGTCGAACGGTATTGGGATGTCATGGTTGGATAGGCTATGGCGGAGGATTGAGTTGATCGATCCGCTGCTCTTTGAATTACCGAACTTCATTACATCATTTCAGCATGAAGCTGTGCCAGTGGTGAGAGACCCTGTCATTATTCTGGTCAGTAACATGCTCGGCGCTAATCGGGGTAGAGTGTACACCATTTCATTAGGTTATGAGTTGGGGACTATAGATAGATTGTCTGTTAAGAGTTTCTTATGTAGGCTATTTATGTATGTGTTCATGCAGGGTGCTGAGCATTCAGTACTCGGCTGTAGTGTTGTCCGTGGGGTAGTACGTAGGGCGAGAGGTACGTATTACGTGAAGTTGTTCTTTGGGCTTAATGAGATGTACCTGGTAGAAAGGTATGTATATGGTGGTCGTAGGTTTGAGTTTAGTCCCCCTTTCGCTGTGTGTCATGTGGATAGGTATTGTATTTTGAGTGCGGGTCATTTGTTCGACGATCAGAGTATGCGGTTTGCTACGGATCCTAGTAATTTAGGGGATATGTATTCTATGCTGTCTTCTTTACCAAGGGATCTGTTCTTCTTTAGTGTTGACAGTCTTCTGTTGGATGGAACTACGGGTTTCACTACGGATATCCATATCGATCCTGTGTTGCCAGTGAATTATTCTCGGATAGTTTACTTGGATCGAGGTACTGGTATTATGTACCGTAGTTGTAATAGGGCTATTCCCTCTACAGCTAAGTACCATTTGGAGTGTGCGAAACGGGGTAAGGCTGTTTTCATCGTGCATAGGTTAAGATTGGTTGATCCCATCATGTATGAGGATTATGAGATCGTCGGGTGTAGGCCCAGTTTGTTCATGCGCGCGACTTGGGATATCACGGAAAGCGGTTTGATCCTTTTATGGTTGCTCATGATAGGTTTCTTGTTATGCCTTCTGAGTGTGTGCCTATGGAGGATACGGTTTGTATGGTTTTGGATAAGATGTTTGTGGAAGGTAGTGATATACGATGTGAGGACGTGGAGGTTTTGTACAAATGTACCGATGGTTGTGAACTTGCTCTGGTCTACGTATCAGGGTTTTGTTCAGTGCTCCGCTTCTCGGAGAATTTTATTTATTCTCGTAAGCGGGCGCTCGGTTTGTCCGGTGTCGTTTTGTGGGATGGTCCTTGCGTCGTTGGGAACAATGAGGAGTGGTCCGTCACCGGTGGTGTCCCTTATTGGGCGCTAGATGAGGTTGATGACGATGACCCGTGGCTATGATATCAAGTCGCAACTTGTATAAACATATAGAGTGATTAAATAGTGATATGGAGAGTTTTAATTATGTGACTTCGGCTGACTTGGTCTGCAGTTTGTCTAGGTTTAGGGATTTTTATAAGGAGCGCTCAGCTTCTCTCAGTGATGACGACGTCTATGCGGATACTACTCGTGAGTATTCAGCCGCGTTGGATTCTACTGAGTTTGTTGACTACAATTTCCAGATTTTTCTGCTGAACGGTGTTCCTGGTGGTGGTAAGACCAAGTTTGTGTATGAGAATGTTGAGGTGAGGAATTCTTGTGTTGTGGTGCCCTTCAAGGCGTTGAAGGATGAGTATAGGAAGCGTGGTTATAGGAGTTTTACTCAGTTCAGAGCACTACCATCTGTTCGCTCTGCTGATATACTAGTTATAGATGAGTATACGTGTGTGTGCTACAGTGTTTTAGTTTCCCTTGTATACAAGTTGCGGCCGGCAACGGTTGCTCTTATTGGAGATTTTAATCAGTGTTGGATTAGGGATGGTGAGGGCTTCTCTATGGAGCCATTTGTAAGCACGTTGGTGGTGAATAAGTATTTGTCTGTGTGCTATAGGTGCCCGTGTCCTGATGTTGAGTTTGTGCGTAATTATTTAGATCTGGATATTACGCCCGGTAAGTGTGGTTCGACTTGTTCATGCACGGGGTTTAACGTAGAGACGTTGGTTGAAGGTATGACCTTCGATTACAGAGGCGAAGTTGCGTTGGTGTTTTCCGGTGCTTCCAAGTCCTATCTGGAGTCTATCGGCGTCTCTGCTGTTACGGTGAGATCATTCATGGGCAAGCAGGCAGATACGGTGGCATTATTTATTTTGAAAGATCATGATATACGTTTGTTGGGTGTTTCATCTTTGAAACTGGTTGCGTTTACACGGCACGTCTCCAAGCTGGTAGTGTACTCGGACATGAGTCATGACGATGTGGTTGCTCTCATTGAGGGCGCCACGGAGTCTGGAGAGGTGGTAGACCATGATAATTTCCAGCCGGCATATGAAGATTCTCTCGAGCAGTATTTCGATCGATTGTTGAGAGGTGATTTTTACGTTCTTTAAGTTCATGCCGATATTTCAAGGTCAAGCGAAGAGTAACGCGCCCGTGTTGTTTGTGTGTGCTAGTATATGTGTTATAGCGTATTTCTTCTTTAATCCTGGTAATCCTTATAATGTACCTTTGAGTCCTGGTCACGTGTTCCCTTTCGGGGGAGAGTACGCGGTTCATGCTAGGTTCAATGGTCCGAGTTTCCCTCTTAGTATGGGTGGTTCTAGTGTAGGTTTGTTAATGTTGTGTGTGATCTTGTTGGTTGTTGTTACGCATATGTAATGGTGCAGGTTTCTTCCGTGTTCTTCCTGCTACAAACGCCATTGAATACGGTATATATATACGGTTTCCGTATATATGTATTATATAAGTTTATAGGTACTTTCACTATCTTTTGGTGCTTTCTCTCCATAAATTCTAATTAGTTTTTTATATGTGGTTTAATATCTTCTTCTTTTATCTTTTCTTCCTAGTCGTGAAAAAAAAAAAAAAAAAAAAAAAAAAA